ACTCCTCGTCGCCCAGCGCCGCGAGCCCGGCCGCCAGCGACGGGTTGGCGGTGCCACCGGCCATGGCGACGATCGCGACCGTCAGGCCGGCTGGCACCGCCTCGCCCCCGACCGCACCCCTGTAGTTCGCCCGGACGTCGATGTCGTTCCCGGCCGCGCCGGCATGCCGCGCGGTCAGGGTGACCACGCCCAGCGCCGCCGCCGCGGTGACGGGCAGGTTGGTGTCGGCGTTGATCGTCGCGGCCAGTGCGGTCGCGACGGCCGCCGCGGTGTCTCCTGAGGCCACGCCCTGCCGGACGATCTGGCCGGCGACGTAGACGGCCAGCGTGCCGGCCGCGGTCGCGGTGCCGGTGACGGTGATCGTCCCTTCGGCCTCGGCCGCGTCGCCGTCGTCGGCCAGCGGCAGGCACCACAGCTCGCCGAAGTCGTCGTTTCGCCGGTACATCTCGACCATGCGGGCGAGCATCGAGCCGGCACCGAACAGGCCCCGCGCCTGGTCGGCCGAGGTGACCATCACCGGCTCGTCGGCCGTGGCCGTGCCGGCCGCCAGCATCTGCCCGACCAGCAGCGCGCGGAGCTGCTGGGTGAAGTAGCTGGCCTGGCTGCCGTCAACCTCCGCGTAGAACAGCGGCACCCGGACGTTGGCCGGGATGTTGTTGAAGCTGATTGCCACGTCATTCCCCCTTCTTCTTCGGGGCGACGGTGGCGGGCGCCACCTTCACCACATCGCCGTCGCGCAGCCGGCGCATCCAATAGTCGGTTTCGGGGACCTCCCGCCCGCTCGCGGGCAAGGGCTCCCTGTTGACCGGATCGCGCACGAGCAATCCGGCCGCGGGCTTCACGTTCATGCCGTGGCTCCTCAGTCGTTGGGGATGGTGATGTCGGCGCCGGCCTCGATGCGGCCGTCGGGCCCGGGCCGGCCGAGGTTCGGGTCGGCCGGGTCGATCGCATCGACGCCGAAGTCCATTTCCGCGAACTCCGGCAGGTCCGCCAGGTCGGCGGCCTGGGCGGTCTGGTCGTTGGTGATGTGGAAGTCGGCGCCGAACTCGAACTGGTAGTAGAGGCGCGCGCGGTCTAGGTGCAGGATCTCGCCGCCCTCGTACCCGATCCAGCCGTATCCGTCGCCCGGCACCCAGCCGAGCAGCGCCCGCCAGATGGAGGCGCGCAGCGCGTGCAGCTCGTCGGCTGCGGCCTGACCCCGCTCATCCCGGTTGGAGACCGCGACCGCGACAACGAAGGATTCCCGCAAGGTCTGCTGATACTCGTTCATACCGGGATCGTCCGTGACCCGCTCGCTGTCGGGCAGCACGTAGGCGGCCGGCGTGGTGAGGTTCGCGCTCTCCTTCAGCGGTTCGAACTCCGCTGCTCCGGCGACCCGCCCACTGAACTCCGGGCAGCGGGCGCGCAGGCGCTGGATGATCGGGGCCAGCCTCATCGCGGCACCAGGGCGTCGACCAGCGCCGCCCGTAGGCCCTGGCGGATGCTCGGCTCGTGGCGGCGCAGCGCCTCGGTCATGAACGGGCGCGCCTCCATGTGCTTGGTGCCCCCGGCCAGGAAGCGGGCGTAGAACACGCGGCGGATGCTCGGCCCCACCGACATGGCGAGGCCGCCCTTGTCCATGGTCCGGTAGAAGATGCTCTTCTGCAGCGCGCCCGAGATCTTCGCGGGCGGCTGGCCGGGCGCCGAGGCCCGATGCCGCACGCCGCCCCGGACGCGGTACTTACGGCCGGCACCGGATCGCTTGCCGGCCAGCTTCCGTCCCTCGCGGCGGACCAGCTTCGCGCCCTCGCGGACCGCCTTGCGCAGCGCCTTCCGGTCGAAGTCGATCGTCTTGTGCCCGATCAGGCGTTCGTTGATCTCAAGCATTGATGGCTCCCAACTCCTCGGCCTCGATTGCCGTTGCCCAGCCTTGGCCCTTCACGTCCGAGACGCGCCGGACGCGGTAGCGGCTGCCCTTGTGCTCGATGACGTGGTCGGCCGTGATGGTCAGGTCGCGGCGGGACCGGATCGTGATCCGATGCGTGACGGCGTTCTCGGCCTGGATGCTGCCGTAGTAGACGGAGCCGGCGACAGGCTCGATCCTGGCCCAGGCCTGCGCCACCTCGGTGTAGGTCGACTCGATGTCGAACCCTGCGTCCGGTGCGTCCTGCTTCAGCAGGATCGCGATCCGCTTGTTCAGATCGCCGGCGTTCATCCGATGAACCCGCCGACACGATAGGGCGACAGCAGCGCGCCGTACGCCGGTGTCTCGTTCGCGCCACCGCCGACGGTGACCGATTCGCGGTCGCGGTAGAGCGTGCCGACGTGCAACAGCAGCGCCGCCTTGATCGGCGCCGGCACGTCCGCGGCGGTGCCATAGCCGGCCGTGAACGTCACGGTCACCGCCTCCGGAACGCTCCTCGTCTCGGGCCACGACAGGCCGTAGGCCGGCACGATCTTGGCGGGCTCACCGGACGTCGCCGTGTACCGGTCTTCCGCCAGCGTCTGCGTGGTGCCGCTCCCGTCCACATAGATGATGCTCTCCACCGACTGGAGCGGCGGCAGCGGGACCGTGATCGCGCGCGGGAATCTGTCCAGCTTCAGGGCCAGGGTCTGCGTCACGAGGGCGCGGCCAAGCCATCCGTCGTGCCCGTCGACGTGCTGGCGAGCGGCGACGATCAGCGCCCTGATCTGGTCGTCATCCTCCGTGGTATCGACACGCAGATGGGCACGCGCCTCGGCGAGTGACACAGGCTCCTCGGCCGGCGGGGTGACGATGCGCAGAGGCATGGGGCGTTATCCCGCGGAGAGCCGGGCGGCTTCGGCTTCGGCCGCCGCCTTGGTCATGGGGATCGAGGCGTCCTTGCCGTCCGGACCGACCACGACGAACTTGCCCTGATGGGCGCGGCGGATGGTGTATGGCGCCGACGAACCTGCCGCTTTCCCCGTATCCGGCGGCGCGTTCGCCGAGGCTGGACGGATGAACCCCTCCTCCAGTAGGCCGTGCGCCAGGTCGTCGCGGATCTTCACGACCGAACCCGCCTCCAGCGTCTTCACGCGGATGCCATCGGACGAGTAGGGGAAGGACTTCAAGACTTCGTGCATTGCACCCTCCCGGGTGGACGGGGCGGCCGGTCAGACCGCCCCGGAAGATCAGGCCTGATCGGCTTCCGGCTGGCTGTAGCCGTGCATCTTGATCACGTTGGCCGCGATCGGCGTGCCGGCCCCATGGGTTCCCGAGAAGTCGGCCAGCAGCTTCAGGTAGCGCCTGCCGCCCTTGTAGCCGTACCGGTACACCGCCGCCGCCGCATGGGCAGAGGTCAGCGCCTTGATGATGCCGTCGCCGGAGACCGTCACGCCGAGCATGTCGTCCGACGTCACATCCGCGTAGGTGCTGTCATCGTCCGAGTGCGTCAGCTTGAACTCGATCTTGTTCGTGCCGGTGAACGTGATGCCGCCGACGCCGACGGACAGCACGATCTCGGCCGCGTTGTAACCCTGCAGATCTATTGCGGCCGGGATGTTGTCGGCGGACAGGGCCGCCGCGCCGATGGCCGAAACCACCGTCATTGCCGAATGAATGTCCTTCATGGACCGGTTCCTTTTCGGAGGGAGGCGGGGCGGCCGGAGCCGCCCGCTGCGTGGATCAGGAAGCCGCGACCTTGAGCAGCTTGATCGCTTCGAAGTTCACCACGCCGCCGCCGACGCGCTTGGTCGTGTAGAACTGGACGTTCGGCTTGGCGGTGTAGGGGTCGCGAAGGACGCGGATGCCCGCGCGATCGACGATCAGGTATCCGCGCTCGAAGTTGCCGAAGGCGATCGGGAACGTCCCCGCACCCACTGCCGGCATGTTGTCGTCGTTGTAGACCGGCTTGCCGAGAACGGTGGCGACCTCCGCGGCGGCCGTCGGCGGCGCCCAGATGAAAGCCCCGTCCGCATCCTTGAACTTGCGGACCGTCGCCATCACGGCGTCCGACATGAGCCACGACGCGCCGTTTCGGTAGCTGGACTTGAGGGCGTAGTAGAGGTCGATCAGCGCATCGGCCGGGCTGACCGTCGTCGAGGCCGTCGCGAAGTTGGCGGCGGCCCCCGTCGCGACGTAGCCGAGCCTGCCCCACTCGTACGACGCATTCGCGACGTTCGTGTAGGACAGGATGCCGCGCGGCTTGTTCACGCCATTGCCGATCGCGAAGGCCGCGCCCTCCTGTTCGGCGAACTCGATCGACACCTCGTCGCCGAGCCAAGCGGCGACATCGACGCGGGCATCGTCGAGCATCTTCTGGGTGGCGTACGGGTTGGCGTAGAGTTCCGCGGTGTTGATAGTGATCTCGCGCAGCGTCGGCCCATCGGTCTCGGGGCGCGCCTCCTCCTCGCCGACCCAGCCCGAGGACGCGCCGCCCATGTTGATGAGCTTCTTGTAGGTGTCGGTCGAGATGGTCATCACCCGCGCCAGGGAGCGGATCACCGACACCGTGCCGAGCACGCGGTCGATGCCGGCCTCCATCTCCTCCGGCACGAGATAGCCGCCGTCGGGGTCCGACTGCGTGGTCAGCTTGGCCTTGACCTCGAGGTCGGCGAGGCCGTTGTCGGCGCCCTTGCGGAACCAGCGATTGAACGCCTGGGCGTGCTCGGCCTTGGCCGGGTCGGTCTCGCCGCCGGCCCCACCGACCCTCACCGCGGCGAGCGCGGCATTGGTTTCGTCGAGGGCCTTCTGGAGATTGGTGATCTCCGCGTTGATGCGGTCGACCTTCTCCGTCTGGACGATGTCGACGCGCTTCAGCTCCGCCTCGCGCTCGGCCTTGAAGTCCTCG